CTGTGGCTCCAGGATGTTTTACTGCAAGTTGCGATTCCATTGCTTTGATAAAGGGCTGTACTGCTGGATTGGAAAGTGCTGGGTTCTCTGTCCGGAGATTATCAGACAAACTGTGCTGCTTAATAATACTTGGCAATTTTGCTTCAAATGCTTCTTGCTGCTTGGAAAGTGCTTGCTCAACAATCTTAGCTGTAGCTGCTGCGCTATTAGCGTAGACTTGTTGTGACATTGAATTCATGGCTTGCATAGTAGCTGCAACACCTTCTTGACCACCGCGCGCAATAGTCTCTAACATTGCCGCAGGAATACCTTTGGAGAAGTCAGTCTTCTGTGCAGCTTCCATAAGTTTCTTAGGATCAACTGGACCAAACATAGATGCTGGTGCTGCTTGCGACGGGTCTTTATCCCATAGCGTAGCAAAGTCAGCCAGAGGGGTTTCCGGGGCAGTAGCGCCACCAACTGGAACTGTAGGATTATTAGCAGAAGTTTGTCCTGCACCTTCTGGAATACTGCCGGGCATAACTTGAACTGGAGCAGCAGGGGCAGCAGGGCTAAAACCACCAAAGATGTTAGAAAGCATAGACATTAGAAATCTCCTTCAAGGGAATTGGAATTACTTAGGATTGAGTTTAAAGACAACAAATACTCCAGAACTTCTATCTGGCCCTGCAACTCTGCTTCTTGTTGTGCAAAAAGTAGAGGATTAGTTACATCGAAAGTTAGTGCCAGTTTTTCTAGCGCTGCTCTTGCGATTTCATTCTGGATCAAAGCTATTTGTAGCTCATTGAACTGACAAGCAACTTTGGTTTCCAGGGGTGTAAGTTCCCACTGTGCAAACTTATTAGCAAGGGGCATTGGCATTATCTTACTCCAGTGTTGGTTACATTGTTTGTAATATTATTTACTTTACTAGTTACTTGAGGAGCTGGAGCTGCAGCAGCACTAGAACCTTGCTGTTGCGGATTGTATCCATAATCCTGGGGCTTAGGTTGCGGAGGAAGATTCTCTGGTTTAGCTCCAGCCTTAACTCCTTCCATTGCTACTTGTTGCCACTGTTGCATTGCCTGTTCATAAGCTACTTGTTCTGAAGACTTCTCAAAGATTCTAAGATCAGCTCCCTGAGTTTTCATAAGATAGGAGAACAAAGGGCCCATATTATAAGCTGAGCCAATTTGAGGACTGGAGCCAATAGCCTGCAAAGCAGTAGTCCAGGCTTCTCCATTGATAAGTTTGTCAGCAGGAACTAAACCATCAGAGATATGAAAATTAAGTACTGCTTTACGAAGAGCTACTGGATCAATCTGAACCACTTGTTCCTTAGAGCGAGAGTAGAGACTAGTACCTCCTTGATACTGGAGAATATTAATCTTAAGAATCTCTTTCATGGGAGTGAAGATTTGAGTCTCATAGAGCAGTGAAATCTTCTGATCATTTCCATTTGAGTGAGCCATAACATCACTGTACTCATGGAGAGTCTTATTACCCTTTACAAACTGTCCTTGCTTAGCTTGATTAGAGCCTGCAATACTGTATGCAAACTGTTGAATCTGCTGCATTTCCGACATAGCTACCTGAGCTTGATCATCTCTAAAAGGAAATTGATATACAGCTTCTGCAACATTCTTACCATAAGCTGAAGGTCTAACTGGAATCTTAGCTGAAGGGTTAGCACTATTTATATGTTCTGCAGCCACTCGGCTAGGATCAAAAAGAACACGATCAGATATAGCACGGCGGCGACTAGCCAACCAACTATTAGCCAACGCACTAGAAATATCTTGCATTGGTGAAATATCATTAGCAAGAGATTTAGTTTGGTAAGCAAGACCATCTTCATAAGGCTGCCCAAATAGAACTGGCAACAAACCGTGAGCATTAGTCTGCCGTTCAGCATAGATAATAACCTGGTGATTTACAATAATAAATTTCCAGATTTGCGGAGTATTAGCGCTTGGAACTTTAAGTGAGAAGTCGCTGGGAAGAATACGTGCATATAGAGTAGTTACCTCATACATATTTTTGTATTGAATTCCCTGTCCATCAGCAGCTCCAGACATGCCTGCCCAACTCATCCAATCTAAAGTAGCTCTAGGATTCTTTTGAATAAGGGCTTCTGGATTAAGCTGTGGGATATAGTAAGATTCGATACCGCCAGTACTCATGCCGCCCACAGCACTTGCCAGTCCAGATTCAAATGCAGGTACAATATTCTGGATGATTTTATCTGGAAGGGTTGCAATAAAGGCTTTGAGAGCAATTCGGGAATACATTTCGGTAGTACCTACAAACTCTCCCTTAGTAGGAATAAGGATTGGAGATACACGAGAGTCGAAGAAGGTATTATACATATCCCACTTCTTAAGCTTATTACCTTCCCAGATAACTTCTTTAGGTTTAGCTTGTGAAGTAGAATAGCTGAGATCGGTTTCAAGTGCTGCAGTAACTTCCCGAGCCCAAGAGACTTCTACTGCCGACAGATTATACTTGAATCCATCCCTGAAGAATCCCATAAGTTCTGCTACCCAGCCGCCGCGAATAGACTGATCTTCCAGAGTTGTATTCATCTGCAGTGCTTCATCCTCATATTCAGGGGAAGTAACACAGTTGAAGATAGGATTACCAGTAAGAAACACTGATGTTTGATAGGTTACTGCAGCCTCGATAAGTGGCTTAACAACAGGAACAGTAATATTCTGGAAACGACTAGAGTCTCCATACTTATTGGCCAGTTGTGCATTCTTGTGTTCTTTGGTCCAGTCCTTCTCTCGCATATAAGAGAGATCTACTTGGCGTAGTTGTTCTCTAATATTCCACTGCTGGTTCAGGAGAGAATAACACTGACGGTGAAATTGCAGTATTCCCTCCTGCGACTTAGCAGGCAGTAGAGTTGGAGTATTTGAGATTGTTGCCATATAGGTACCTCTTAATTGTTGGAAAAGGCTGGATTGTTTTAAGTCTAGAAACAACTATTAAATTCTTGTACTTCTGCTGCGCCCATTTCCTGCTGTTGGATAATGGACATATTAACTATAAACTCTCCAAAGTGTTCTATTACTTTTGGAGCATAACACAGTAAATCTAGCACATCGTCAACATTATCAGTCTTAAGCGGATTAAACTCAGTAATCTGCAAGTGTACTTCAGTACGTCTAGCAGGATCAACAAATAGTTCTCCAGCTGCATAAGATTTAAACATAGATAGAATACGAGAGTTTTTACTATGACCTCCCGGATAGATTTCTACACACTCTATTCCAATAATTCCCATCTGCTGACAGATGAATTGGAACCAGTAACAGAGAGACGCTTGATAAGCTACAGATTCGATTGCTACTAGACGACAGTTATGTGTAAGACAGAAACGAAGTGCTTCTCGAATTGTGTCACCGGGGGAGAGCTTATCATTCTTAAGGTCTCTAAGTACTGGATATCCATCATAGACTTCAAAGTATCCAATAGCTACATTATCAGAAGTGACTTTGCTATTTGATGGATCAATAATAACAAAGTTACCTGCTGGCATATCTCCCTCTTTATAGGGGAGTACTGGTATAGCTGAGAGGTCAATCAGATTGTTAGAAGCTGCGTTCTCATCATTTAGTACTTCAGCATAAAAGATTTCAGGACGGCCAAGAGCTAAGTCGTTTTCAAATTCTTTTTTAAGCTGAGTGATAGGCTGTAAATCTTCCCAGAGAGAAGTTCCATCTGCCAAGATACCACCAGCAATGAATTTAACCCAATTGGGATTATGCTTAAGTTGGCGCAGGATTGACCATTTTGTAGGATACATATTAGCTACAAATAGGAACATACAGCCATGCGGAGACTTAGCTTTCATGGCAGTACCAATCATCCAGCGCATGAGGGTATCAGACTGGAGCTGTGAATCAGCACACTCTCTGGACTGAATATCATCAAAGAGCATTACATCTGGGCGCTCATTCTTAACTGTGATACCTCGAATACCAGACTCAGCACCGGCAGCCATAAGAATAATATTACGGCCCCGGAAGCCAAACTTCTTTAGCGCTTGCTGATCTGTTTCAATACCTAAGCGCCAGTCGCCAAATATCTTTTTAATATTTGGTTCTTCAAGCATGTCTACTACATCAGATACAATATTAACTGCTTTAGCTACATTCTCTGAGATTACTAGGATGAATTTACGCTGTGTGAAGAGAATACAATATAAAATGAATAGTTTCATTAGCATAGTTTTCCCAAAGCCCCGCGGGAGTCCTAATGCTAGTTGAGAGAAATCTCTAGGTTTGGAGATGTACTCTAGTAACCATTGCCACACAGCTAAAAATACTGGAGGAAAAGCATACTTGTAAACAAGAGGCATAGCAAGAGCAGCTAGGAAGTCAAGGGCTCCTTTAGCTGCGTCATGGATTTCAGAGGTGGAAGCTGCTATCTCCTGAGTAGCTTGCTGAGCCGCTCTGGCTTCTGCCTTTGCTGCTTCTTGAGTTACTATTGGAGCACCGACTGATGCAAGTTCCTCAGGAGAGAACCCTAACTTGTCTATAGTGCCCATAGATTACTTCTGCCTTATAGTTCTAGTAACAATAGTTGGAGTAGAGTTAGATTTCTCAAGCTGCGACAAAGCTGATAAGAGAATTGCGGCTGCCTTCTCCTTGTTCAAAGAGAGTTGGTACATTACTGCTTTTCTCTGCTCCACTAACTGTGGGGATAGTTCCTGAGATTGTTGGCAATCTTTCATGAGTTCCATTTGTTACACCTCTCTGGAGTTGTGCTGCCTGTGCTTCTTTTAATAGTGAGCTAGACTGTATAGTTAGGAGTTCTTGGTTACCTGCTTGAATAACTTGATTATGAATATTGGTTACAAATTTGTTTACAATCAGTGTAGGCATAGTAATAGATACAACATTT